AAGGTGGAACATCATCGCCGAACCACCAAGCATCATAATGAGCTTCACTTCGGGGGCGACACTGACCTTCGAGCGATACTTGACATATAACTCCTCAAAAACACCGTCATAATCGTCAACATTCTCCATAACGGATTCAGACCACCCCTCAAGCTGAATCTCAAATGGGTTGTAGCGCTTGTTCAAAAACTCAAGCCCAGTGACACAAGCGACCAACATACGACGAGAGAAGCGAACAGATTGTTCAACATCAATACTGTACGTAATCCTCTTCACCTCCGACCTGAGCTCATCGACACTCGAGTACGCGTTCAGGCGCTTGTTAACAGCGAACCCCTTCTTTTCAAGTCGAGCCAACTTATTAATAAGATCCGACTTCTCTTCATCCACCGAAGTGTACCCCTTTGATGGTTGTTCACCCTGATCACTCCCATCAGGTCCCATCATGGGTTCATCATCAAACATCATGGGTTCATCTTCACCGTAATCAATCTCTTCATCAGGCTGTGGCTGCGCTGGGGCACTTTGCTTGTTGGGATTTACAAAAGCATCCATCGCCTCCTGTTGCTGGAAAGATTGTTGAGGTCTCTGCATAGGCCTGTTTGGTCTAGGAACCGGCTTTGGACGAGGTGCAGAAATCTGAATCTCATCCATGAGAGCCTGTTCATCAGCATCTAATTTCATTACAGTCGTTTGACCCCTATCGAGTACGATTTCTTCGTCCATCTACTGTCTATGTAGAAACTAAGAAAATCTCTTTAACGCACTTTAAAAAAATCTATGTCTATTATAAATGTTTAAACTTAACTTCAACAAGAGTGATCGCAACGCTCTCACAGCCATGGCCGTCTTGATGGCCCTCATCGTTGTCCTGTCTTTCATGAACGCGAAGACTTCGAAGTACCAACCCAGGCCAATTAAAATTGTACCAGTCAGCGAGGAATCTCTCTTTGGTCTCAAGCCCGAGCTTGATTGTGTCGCCGGTTCGGGTAAGAAGGACAGCCCCTACTCGGTTGGTCTTACTCCAGGTGGCCTCTGTGGTGCCCAAAAGCTCGTGAGCGCGCATGCTGGGTATGAGATTGAGGATGGAATCGGCGGATCTTTAATCTAATCTAATAGTAAATGGCGTTGATCACATCACCATCGGATTCGATCCCGGACCTAAACTACGAATATCACACTATCACAATCGACACCATCGATCAGAGTAGTGCGAACACATTCACATGCTTTCTCAACCAGCCAATAAAAAATATTGTACAGGCTCGACTCCTCGCTGCTCGTATTAATACCACTACAGCCACAGAGCACTGTTATGTTTCCATTGATGAGTTGAACACAGTCTTTTCTGACCGTGCATCCAACACGTACGAAGGTCAGGCGTCTCTAGGTGTTCTCAGAAACGCTTTTGCAAGTTTAGTTGTTCCAGATGATTTGACAAGTAATATCATCACTTTCAGGGATAATTATCCAATCGCAACCCAGTACATAAATCCCATTCGGAGAATTGACCGTCTCACTGTGAATATAAGAAACCAAAGTGGTGATCTTATAACACCCCCAAACCCCGCCGAAGATAATTTTTTGGTTATTCGTTTCGTCTGTAGAAAACCAAACCTGTAATTTTTCTCCCCTTAAAATAGTATTACCATGTCTGCCGGTGTTGTTCAATTGATTGCTATAGGTGCCCAGGATAAATATATCATGGGTAATCCTGAAATATCTTTCTTCAGTTCAACATTCAAACGCCATGCTAATTTTTCACAATCCATTGAAAAACAAACCATCCATGGAGCGGTGAAAAACAATTCTATGTCTAGCGTCCAATTCGAGAGGTCAGGTGATCTTCTCAGTTATGTCTATTTCACACTTGATGACACAAATCAAGCTCTCGATATTCAACGATGGGATACCATTATTGATAAAGTAGAGCTTTTGATTGGTGGTTCCGTCGTTGACACTCAAGATGCCATCTTCACAGAGAAGATTGCTATTGATACGTTTGCCCAAAATGTATCCAGAAGTGCGAATGGTACACACCCGGGTGTAAGCGCTCGTTCCTTTTTTTACCCCCTTCGTTTCTTTTTCTGTGAGGGACCACAATGTGCGCTCCCCCTCGTAGCCCTAAACTATCATAATGTCGAAATCAGGGTTCATTGGGCCACTGCAGCCTCTAATTACAATGTTGAATGTTTCGCAAATTACTATTACCTCGACAATGAAGAACGTGGTCAGGTTGCCACAAGGAAGCACGATCTTCTCATTACACAGGTACAGAAAAACATCCCCTCAAACGCTCTCATTCAAGAACTTACATTTAACCACCCCGTAAAGTATCTCGCATCCTCGGATACAACCACAGATGGTGCCCTTACATCCCCCACAAACAAGATTAAATTGAACATTAATGGTCTCGATGTGAGCAACTACAGATGGGGTAAACCACACTTCATAGATGTGATGAGCTATTATCACACAAACTTCGTGACTTCCCCAGATTTCTTCCTTTATTGTTTCTGTCTCTCCACGTCCAGCTTACAACCCACAGGAACACTCAACTTCAGTCGTCTCTCTTCGGCTACTATCATGAGTGAGTCTATGAATATCAATGACCCAATCTATGCAGTAAACTACAACATACTTCGGATAGAAAATGGGATGGCAGGTCTCCTCTATGCAAATTAAAATACAACACTATAATAAATGGTCAAGACCTTGCCGACCATTGAAAGGTCGACGAAGATTAGGTTTGGTAAAAATGTCCAAGAAGACCAGGGTGAGAATACGATTGTTCTAAATGCGAGTAATACCGTAGTTGATGCATCGGATGCTGGGGCTGTTTATATAACACCAGTTCGCAACTTTCGCGATTATGTTGGTAAGCCTGAAGTTGTATTAATGATGTATAACACATTAACAAAAGAACTAACCGAATCCGGTGAATCAGCACAAGATATCATTGGTAATGTTGGTCTTGATGAGGTTGCCAACCAAGGTAATGCCACATCTAATACTATAATTTTTAATAATAATACTACTGCAATTGTCACTACAGGTAAGGTTGGTATTGCAAATACTTCACCAGGTCATACATTAAGTATCGGTTCAAATGTGTACATAGATGATGTAGGACCGTCGAACGTTCTTGTAGTCACTGGTGGTGTTTCTATAGATGGAAATCTAGCAGTAAATGGTGGGATCACTACGATTACAACGGAAAACTTAATTATTGAAGATGCCATCATAGAAATTGGTAAAAACAATACATCTGAGGATACGACCCTTGACCTCGGTCTTATCATGACTCGACCAGGGTCCAATGTCACGGTCGGTTTTAAAGAAGTTGAAAATGAGATGGTACTCGCCTACACACAAAGTAGTGCGTACAGTAATACGATTACTCCGATAGTTTCGGAAGACCTGGATGTACACGTGTACGGTGGTGTACTAACAGAATCTAATGTGGGTATAAAAACAACAAGTCCCGACGCAGAATTACATGTTGTTGGTAATGTGTACGTGTCTTCAAACCTGACCGTGGATGGGGATACCCTTCACGTTGATGCGGAGAACGACTCCGTTGGTATCAACACTAAAAATCCTAACGCCAACCTCCACGTTGTTGGTAATGTGTATGTCAGCTCAAACTTAACTGTGGATACAGACACTTTCCATGTGGATGTGGAAAACAAGTCTGTTGGAATTGAGACCAAGAATCCTGACGCTAACCTCCATGTTGTTGGTAATGTGTACGTCAGCTCAAACCTAACCGTGGATGGAGACACGCTTCATGTCGATGTGGAAAACAAGTCTGTTGGAATTGAGACCAAGAACCCTGATGCTAACCTCCATGTTGTTGGTAATGTGTACGTCAGCTCGAACTTAACTGTGGATGGGGATACCCTTCATGTCGATGTGGAAAACAAGTCCGTTGGAATTGAGACCAAAAACCCCGATGCTAACCTCCATGTTGTGGGAAATACTTACATTTCTGAAGACTTAACTGTAGCTACTAATACCCTTCATGTTGAATCTTCGGTAGAACGTGTTGGTATCAAAACAAAAACACCCGATGCCGAACTTCATGTCGTTGGAAATGTGTATGTCGGTTCAAACTTAACTGTTGACACGGATACTTTCCATGTTGATGTGGAGAACAAATCTGTAGGAATTGAGACAGTGAATCCCGACGCTAATCTCCATGTTGTTGGTAATGTGTATGTCAGCTCGAACTTAACTGTGGATGGTGATACCCTTCACGTTGATGTCGAGGCTGACCACGTTGGCATCAACACCAAAAACCCCAACGCTGAATTGCACGTTGTCGGAAACGCCTATGTGTCATCAAACCTAACTGTGGATGGTGATACCCTCCATGTAGACGTGGAGGCTGACCACGTTGGTATCAACACTAAAAATCCTAACGCTGAGTTGCACGTTGTTGGAAACGCCTATGTATCTTCAAATTTAACTGTGGGTGAAGATACCCTCCACGTGGATGTAGGGGACAAGTCCATAGGACTTGGAACGGTGAACCCCAATGCCAATCTTCACGTTGTTGGTAATGTGTATGTCAGCTCAAACCTAACTGTGGATACTGATACCCTTCATGTGGATTCTGTGAACAAGAGAGTTGGAATTGAAACGGTGAACCCAACCTCAAATCTTCACGTTGTTGGGAACGCTTATGTGTCTTCCAATCTAACCACTGATGGCACTCTCACCCTAAACCATCCCACAACTGCCATCCTCACTGACCTCACTTCGAACGTCGAAGTGAAGCTGAATCAAATGGCGAACGTGAGCATCAATACACCCGTCGCTGATCAGTTACTCGTCTATAGCGGGGCGGATTGGATAAATGAGTACCCCCTGCATACATATATACGTATTCATAATGACGCTGGT